TCCTTTATGATTAGCAACAGAAACAATCCATTTATCTTTAGCTTTACTTTTATTATATGTTAGATAACCATTTCCATTAGCTATGCCATAAACAGAATAATTATTACTTAAATATAAATTTGTAAGGTCACTAGATTTAACATATAAAGGGTTTCTTAGTATTCTCTTAACTTGAGTTCTATCAAAATCACATCTATTTTTACCTTTTAAATTATTTTCATTTAATAATTTTGTTATATCTAAAATAGAATTGTTTTTTAAAAACTCAGAATATATAAGCCTAACTACATCAAGCTCTTTAATATTTTCTTTTAGTTTAGAATAACTTCTTTCTTTACCAGTTCCATCAATAGTAGAGTATCTTATGCTATCATATCCTAAAGGTAATTGGCCACCAGTCCAATAACCATTCTTAGCCATCTGAAGCATATTATCTTTAACTCTTTCTGCAATAGTTTCTCTTTCTAATTGTGCAAATGTAGCTGATATATTTAGCATTGCACGACCATTGGCACTTGTTGTATCAAATTTTTCTCTAATGCTTAAAAAGTCAACATTGTATTTATTAAGGATTTCAAGTGTACTTGCAAAATCAGCAACACTTCTGCTTATTCTATCAAGTCTATAGCAAACTAATATATCTATCTTATGCTTTTTAATATCATCTAATAGAAGTTTAAATTGTGGTCTATTAATATTTTTTCCACTAAAACCTTCATCTTCATAAACAATATAGTCTGCATTATCATATCTAAGAAATTTTTCACAATAATCTTTGCACAAAGCAATCTGATTTTCAACACTTTCACCTTTGCCAGTAAATACTGATTTACGAGAATAAATTGCTATCTTTTTCATGAGAAAACCTCCTCTTATAATATTAAAGCCACTAAATAAAAATATCTAATGGCTTAATTTAGTTTTCATAAATCAAATGTACTAAAATCTATTTCTAAATCATCATAAATATTTACTTTTACTTTATCATTGAATGTATAAAACATGGGTTCATCATAAAAGCCTTTATCATTTAGTATATATACAAGTATCTTTTTACTTTTAGGGCTTACTATCCAATACTCTTTAACTTTATATTTTTGATAAAGATTTAATTTGGTTACATAATCATGTCCTGAATTAGAAGGGGATACAATTTCAACTATCATATCAGGAGAGCCAACGCACTTTTTACCATCACTTAGTTTATTCTTATCACATATAACTGAAATATCAGGTATAACAACATTAGAACTTTCTTCAACTTCTTCACCATCATTTTTAAGAACTACATCAAATGGAGCAGTAAGCACTTTGCAATCTCCATTGTTGGATTTTATATAATGTTTTAATGAATAACTTATTTCCATAGATAAAGATTGATGAACAACTGAAGGTGAAGCCATATTGTATAATTCCCCTTCAATAATTTCTACTCTTTCATCATCTGGAAAGGTTAAATAATCTTTGTAAGTATAAATTTTATTTTTATTAGGTATCATTTTTTATCACCTCTTTAAAATTCAAAATTTTTATATATTCCAAGTCTAGGTTCAAAAACAATATAATATTTACCAAGCTTACATGATAAGCCATATTGTCTTTTATAATCTTCTATACATTCTTTAAAGTATTCATCAGTTACTCCTAAATATTCAGCCATTTCATACTCATTTAAACAATTATTTTCAAAAGCTTCAATTATACCTTCAAGGCTTACTATATGCTTATAGCCCCATCTACGAGCTTTTAATTCTTGCTTTACATTATTAATGCTATTTTGGTCTAATATATTGCCATAGGAGGTTTCATAGTGTCCTAGTTCTTCAGCTAAGACACAATATTTTTCTTTATCATTTAAAGATTTATTTATAAAAATATATCCATCACAATAAAAACCATCATTTGCTTCTAAATCTACTTCAACAACTTTTAAGGACTGACTTTGTGCCTTAATTGATAACTTTTCATATTTAGTCATATAGCTTCACCTCTAACGGCTTTTATCTTCCATAATAAGTTTCTTTATTTTTTCTATATCTCTATTATTTCCTTCAATATCTCCATTTTCTTTTGAATGTGCTGCAAATGTTTCAGGTTCTTCATATGTATATTTAGGATTCTCAACTAAATCATTACTGTAATCTATTAGTTTATCTTTTCCTTTATCATTTAATTTATTATAGTTGGATAATAATTCTTTTTGTTCTTTTGAAAGTTCAGTAGTTTCTATAGTCCTCTCCATAGGAACATCATATCCAATTAACCAAGACTCATTGACATCCAACACCATACTTAATATCGCAAGTTTATATTGGTTAGGTTTTGTTTTGCCTGATAAATATTGACTTATATCAGACTTATTCATTTTTACATTATATTTATTGCAAAAAGGCTCAGTTAATTTTAGTAGTTCAGATTGTTTTAAATTTTTTATATCCATTATTTTTTTTAATCTTATAGCAGTATTTTCAATTTCCATACACTCAACTCCTTTTACATAGATTATAAAATATTTTGTACTTTAGTTCAATAATTTAAACAAAAAAGTTAAAAAAAATGAACAAAAAGTATTGACTTATATTTTATGAGATGATATTATAAAGTCAGTTCAAAACTTTGAACTTAAAATCAAATAAGGAGGTTCAATTTATGGCTTTTAATTATGATAAATTAAGAGGTAAGATAAGAGAAAAATTTAGAACACAAGAAAATTTTGCAAGTGCCTTAGGCGTATCTGAAAAAACTTTATCTCTTAAACTTAATAACAAGGTATTTTTTACACAAGATGAAATATCAAAATGTGTTGAATTGTTAGAATTAAAGCATATAGAAATTCAGGAATATTTTTTTACCAAAGAAGTTCAAAACTTTGAACTAGAAAAAGCACAATAAAAGGAGTGTGAAAGAATGAATAAAGCAAAAAAACTTGTAAAGAAAGTTAAATTTGATTTCTTAAGAGAGGGAGAAATAGGCTGTGTTCATGTTGAAGTTGATTGTGATGGCCTAGAAGATTTAAAGGAGGCATTTGAGTTTGCTAAAGCAGCAAGTTCTTTAATACCTCCAACTGAAAAAACTGAAAATTTTTAATAATAAGCTTTTATTAAAGCAATTTTGTTCTGATATTTGTCATAATCAATTTCTTTAATCCAACAATCAAGTATAAATTGACCACATATATCAGACAGTTCCTTATGAGTAGCAATAATAGCTAAGTATTTTCCATGGTTATCGCTAAGCTTCAGAACTTTAGTGTCTATACCATTAATACAGACATCAATTAGTTTAGAAGCATTTTGCTGAAAAAGTTTATATGGTGAGATATTTAATTCACTCATAATAGTCTACCCACTTTTAAATATATTTCAGCTTGGCAGAGCTGATACTTATATTATAGGTGGAACAAAATAGACAATCAATAAAGTAACTAAGAACATAACATTAGCATATTTTAAAAATGAGGTGATTTTATGGGCAGAAAAGGAAGAGATTTAAGTGAATATAAAACAGTTTTTGTTAATGAACCTTCACCAGAAGCAGTAGATAATTGGTTCAGATTGTATTTAAGAATTTTATGTGAAAAGTATGGAACAGAAAGTATTATAGCAGAACTTAGAAGATTGCAAAAAGAATCAGATACAGAAGAGGTAAAAATCAGAATTTAGGATAAGTAGGCTGAAAAGCCTTTTAGTACAAGCTTAACATATTATTTATTGTGGTGAAGGGAGGTGATAAAAGTGATAGAAATAGGATTAGCAATAGTACTTGTAGCTATAGGTTTAATGGCTTTAAGTTTAGTAAAAGTATCAGATGATGATGTAGAGGAGTTTGAAGAGAGTAAAGATGAAGAAGACTTATAAAGTTATAGGTTACAGAGCAGATAGTAAAGATAAGGATAAGATAGACCACTTGTTAATTCTCTTGAGGATTAAGTGGGAAAAGAAGGAGAAAGCATTTAAGAATAAGGATTTTAAGAAGGCTTTCAGTAGTAAAAAGGAATATTTAAGGCTTGTTAGAGAACTTAAGAAATTTGGAATAAGTATTCAGGAGTAGGAAGATTGATGAACAAGGAAAAGAAGATTAAGGAAATGGAAATGTTAGACAAGCTTGATGAACTTAAGGGAGCTTTTGAAACATATGACACAATAATTGTACTTGATGAAGATAAAGAACTTATGGACCAGGTAATAAAATGGAGCATTAAACAGATGGAGTTTAGAGACAATATAAGAATAGTGCTTATGTTAATTTTATTAGCTTTAGTAATAGTACTTTGTTAGGAGCATGAGATATGAACATATGGGTTATAAATGCCAATATAGAGAAGATTTTAGAACTGTATTGGAAGGGATATATTTTATCAAGCCCTTGAGATTGTGAAAGGGGGTGAGGAGCATGAGTGAAAATTGGTTAGCATTATTTGTATCAATTGTAGCAGAAAAAAGCATTGATAGGTCATTGAGAGCTTTAGGAATTGCACCAACACCAAGGTTTAGAAAGTTAAGTAAATTAGAAAAAAGAAAATTCTTAGAGCTTTATAAAGAAGGATTATCTTACAGGAAGATAGCAACTGCAACTGGAAGGTCAGAGCATGCAGTTAGAGAGTCAATAAAAAAAGAGCTAGTAGCCGGCAAGCATAACTAACTCTTTGAAAAAAATAAACCAACATTATCTTAACATAGGAGATTAAAAATGTATAGAGTAGTCTATTATGATAGGACTGTAAATGCTAGTGGGTTACTAGCAGAGTGTATAAGTTTAGAAGAAGCAGAAAACATTTATAAGAAGGTAAAAGAATACTGGAAAGATGTTTATATAGAAGAAGAGGAGGAGGAAATCTTATGAGAAAAGATATTTTAAAGCTAATAGCAGAAGTTCAAGTGTTAGCAGTAGAAGTTAGTAATAGAACAAAACATGATGTATTTACAAATTTTTATGGACATGTAAATAAAATTGTAGTATCAGCTTACTTTAATGGATGGGATGACGAAAAAGAAGAACACTCATTAATGAGAGTGGATATGGATTTAGATAGCAATGCAGAAATTAAAAAACAGTTAAGAAGAACAAAGAGAGAGTTAGAAAAACTTTTGGGGGACAGATAAATGGAGGGATATATACAAGCTTTAATTGATATGCATGTAAGAGAATGTGATAACAATGTAGGGATAACAGCTCAATTGCATAGAGACTTTAAAGAAGAGTTAGAAGGTTTAATGGAATATTATTATGAATTACAAGAAAGGAAAGAAGAATAATGAAATTATATGAAATTGCAGAAAGATATAAGAACTTAGAGGAGCTTTTAGGAAATCCGGATATAGAAGAAAATATGATTGTAGAAGCACTTGATAAAGTTGATGGAGAGTTTGAAGAAAAGGCTGAAAATATTGGAAAATTCATAAAGTTGCTAGATGCAAATTCAAAGGCTATTGATGAAGAAATAAAGAGATTAACAAAGCTTAAAAAGTCTAATGATAATCAGAAAAATTGGCTTAAAAATTATCTTTACAATGCCATGAAGCTTTTAGATAAGTTAAAGTTAAAAACTAAATTTTTCAACTTTTGGATACAGAAGAATCCAATTTCATTAAAGATAACTGATGAAACTAAGTTGCCAGATACTTATAAAGAAACAGAAGTGATTACAACAATAAATAAAGAAGCACTTAAAGAAGATTTAAAAAATGGCTTAGTAATTGAAGGAGCAGAATTGGCACAAGGTGAAGGATTAAGGATAAGATAGGAGGCATTTAAGTATGAACTTAAGATTTAGAACATTAAGGGCTTCTGAAATAGAAGCAAGAATAGCACAAATAAAGGAGAATGGGTTAACCCTTCTTCTTTATAAGGATGCTAGATGTGATATGAATATCCTAGATGAAGTAGTTGGACCTATAGGTTGGAAGAGAGAACACAATATGATTGGAGATAGACTGTATTGTACAGTTTCAATTCAAGCTGATAATGGAGAATGGATATCAAAGCAAGATGTAGGAACAGAAAGTTATACAGAAAAGGAAAAAGGACAGGCTTCTGATAGCTTCAAGAGGGCTTGTTTCAACTGGGGAATAGGAAGGGAGCTATATACAGCACCTTTTATATGGGTATCCTCAAAAGATTGTAATATATCAAAGCAAGGAAATACCTTAAAGTGTTATGACAAATTTAAGGTTAAGAGCATTTCTTATGATGAAAGAAGAAATATATCAAGTTTGATAATAGAAAATACAAATACAAAGAGGATTGCATTTGCAATGGGAAGTTCTCAAAAAGCAGCTTCAACAACTCAAGCAAATTCAGCAGCAACTTCAAACTCAAAAAAACAAGGACAAGGAGAAATTACTGAAGCAGAAGTAAAAGCACTATATGAGTTAGGAAATAAGGTGGGAAAAACACCTAATGGAATTGTAATACTAATTAAAAAGAAATTTGGAATAATAAATCCTTTAGAAATGACAAAAGCACAATATGAGGAAACATGTAAGGAATTAGGAGGTAAAAAATAATGAATAAAGTTGTTTTAGTAGGGAGACTTACAAGAGACC